ATGCCGAGAAGAGCACCAAAAAAGTACAACGTAACCATTACTTATTGCGAGCATACACCGGAGGAGGAGGCACGCATCAGCGAGCAGGTGAGAGAGGCGATTTATCAAGCCAAGATGATTGCCATAAAGAAAAGAGAGGAAGCGGCGGCAAAGGAAGCGGCAAATACATAAGAGGGGCTTTGCCCCATGAGAAGGACAAGCTATGAAAGGGTGAGATTATGAAAAAACGCAGGCGTTTGCGGAAACCGATTCGCTGGGCGGTGCGGTTTGTATGCTATGCCGTAGCGGCAATCGTAGCGGATCTGACGGTCATCGGGGCAATTCTGTATTACTTCGGAGATATGTACATTATGGCGGCTTTGGGCGTGTGCCTGGGGGTGAATATTCTGACGGAGTATTTCTTCTTCAAGGATGAATTTCGCAGAAAGGTGGTGAAGGAATGAAGGACGCAGGATGGAGCATTTACCCGAATCTGGAGAAATGGATATGGATGAACTGTAAATCTATCAGTGACTTTGCCGGAAGAATCGGGGTAGCACATAAAACCGTAATCACATTGATGAAGGGAGAGAGAGGAACGACGAAATATGTCATTGACCTGATCTTGAAGGAGACAGGCATGACATACGAAAAGTGTTTCGAAGAAAAATAAAATATCCCCTTTGGCGGTGGCACGCCTCGGGGGAATGGATAAATTATCAATTACATAGTAGCAGAAAAACAGGATTTATGCAATGAAAATATGGCTTCTCGAAGCAGCATCCCCGGGATAATGAAATAAAAATGTAGCACAGAAGTTAGCTTTCTTTTCCGTGGAGATAATCGGTCGAGACATTAAGTTCGCGAGCAATTTTGGGCAGATTCTCGTGACGAGGCTCATAAGTACCATTCAACCATCGTTTAACAGTAACTACAGAAACACCCGCGAGAAGGGCAAGTGTGCTGACATCCATATTCATTTTTTCCATAGCGTGTGTCAGACGCTCGGAAAGAATGTTAGGAAACTCCAAAAAGAAAAAGAAGAACATGGTAATCCCCCCCTTTGACCGGGGATGTTGCTTCGAGGAGCCATATAAATTCATTTTATCACAAATCGAAAGGAATTGAAAAATAATGAAAAAACCGGGATGGAGTGTATATCCGAATCTGGAAAAGTGGATAAACGAAAACTGCGAATCTGTTTCGGAATTTGCCTGGTTGGTGGCTGTATCACCGACCACGATATACAAATTTTTAAAAGGAAAAAGCGACTTGAGATATGAGACTGTGTGCGCGATTATGCGTGTTACACACATGAGATTTGATGTTATTTTTGAAAAAACGAAGAAATAACTTGGAGGTTTTGACAATGGGAAAAATCGAAGATGCAATCAAGAAGATAAATACAGAGATTCAGAAGGAGCCGAGTAACAGGTATCTGGCATTGGTCGGGGAGCATATCATTGACAACATTACATCCGAAGCGGCAGCGGAAAAGGTATTAAAGAAAGAAAAAACGCTTGCAAAAGCCTTAGCCGGTATCGAGAATCAGGCTTCCAAGCAAAAGGAAGGAGACTGCGCTGTCATTGAGGATTCTGTAGTATACGGCTGGGCAAGAGAATATTTCGGCTTGACAGCAAATCCGCAGACACCTGCGGAAGAGGCGAAAAAGGGCGTTTGCGTCAGTCTGGAAGATTTCCTGTAAGGAGGCGAGGGCATGAATCTGAAAAAGATACAAGCAATGCCGTTTGCCCCGTTCCGTAGGGAAAGCATGGAGCGGTGGAGAGTTACGGTAAAGGAGCCTGTGGTGGACGGAGAGAGAATGCTTGTGGTCGATTTTCTTGAAAACACCGCCTGTGTTTCGTACAAACGAGAAACGCCCTCCTTCCGTATCGTCTGCGGAAAGAAAAGCGGAGAGGTAAAGGGCATCACGCACGAAGGAAAGGTACAGCAGAAGGTTCTGGATTCCTTCCGGAGGTTCACAGGGGAATACGCCATGATTTCCCCCAGAGAGGAAGAAGCCCTGCGGCGGTTTCTGAAAGCAGAAAAAACGGGAAACCATCAGCTGGACAATCTCTGCAAATGGGTAGAGCAAACAAGGCAGAAAATGAAGAAACGGTCAATGGAGGAACGGGGCGAACTGATGGATGAGGACTATCGGCTTTGCCCCGAAGCCTTACCGGAAGGGATGATTGATTACATACGTCGGGAGGTTTTGCCGGAGGACAGAGTAATCATTTATAAAAAAGGAAATGTCCAAGGCACCTGTTCTGTTTGCGGCAGGAAAGTCCATGTAATAGGCAGACGATTCGTGCAGGGCGCAAGGGTTAACTGTCCGAACTGCGGCGCAAGGGTTTCCTGCGTTTTGGAGGACGGCTGTGCGTTTGCCGCAAATTACATAGAAAATGTCGTTGCGGTGCAGAAGGGGACGGACGGCAAGACGGTCTTTTTCCGACAATGGCTGTTACGCAGAGACCATACGGCGAGGTGGGAGCATATCGAAGATTTTTTACAGGAGACTGTGCGCTATGCCATCAGAGGAGCAAAAACAGCTAAGTGGCAAAAGCAAGGCAAGTGGAACTATTACATGAAAACGGAGCGTTACAGCTTGGACGATTGGACAAGGTGGAGCGACAACCGCATCTATGACGGTGGTTATTATTTCTATACAGGCGGCATAGAAACAGCCCTACAGGGTACGGCAATGCAGTATGCCGATCTGGAGGGGTATCTGGAAGAAAAGAGACACAACAGAAATCCGATTTATTTTCTGGAATACCACGCGAAGTATCCCGTGATGGAATTTCTCTGGAAAGCAGGTTATCGGAATATTGTACATAACAGGATTTTCGGCATGGACAGGGAAAACAGAAACGCTATCCTCTGGGAGCGGAAAAAGCTGAAGGAGTGCTTCAAATTTCCGCTGCGGATTTTGAAGCTGATGCCGCCGGAGGAATGGAAGCTGGATGATGTGAAGCGGGCGAATTGCATTTGGAAGAATTACGGCGAGAGAATTGCAGATACAGAAATACAGACAGCGTTGCAATCAAGATTGGACGTGCAAAGTCTAACAGGGGCAATGCCGTATGCCGGAATTGGAAGGATTCTGAAATACATCCAAAAGCAGACAGAGAAACGAAAGGGGGAAGAAAGGGATACAACTTATACACCGGAAGGAATGATACGAACCTATCGGGATTATTTGCAGGAGTGTGAACAGCTGCATTTTGATTTACATGACAGAGAGATTCTCTTTCCGAAGGATTTAGTAGCGGCACATGACCGCACCATGAAACAGATTGCATTTGAAAAGAATAAAGCCGATCAGGAGAAATTCCAAAAGGTGGTAGAAAAGCTGGAAAAATTCGCATGGAGCGAAGGAGAATTTTTCATTCGCCCTGCAAGAGAGCAGATGGAGATGACAGCAGAAGGAAAAGCCCTGCATCACTGCGTCGGCGGCTACATCAGGGATATGGCAGAAGAAAAGACTGCGATCTTTTTCCTGCGAAAGGTAAGCGAACCGGACAAGCCCTTTTATACATTGGAATTGCAGAAGAAAAGGGTTATTCAATGCCGCACAGAGCATAACGCATCCTATGACAGAAACCCGGATGTGAAGAACTTTGTGGATATGTGGATGGAAAAAGTCGTGAAAAAAGGCGGAAATAAGAAGGCTAAGGAGGCAGCAGCATGAACGAAATCACAAGACCGATTGAGGTCATTACGCAGGAAATAAATTTTTACAAATTACAGGCAGGCAACGCCATTATCGAGATTGGAAAGCGACTGCATGAGGCGAAGCTGACACTGCCGCATGGCGCATGGGGTGCATGGCTGCAGAATGAGGTGGAATTTTCGGAACGTACCGCACAGAATTTCATGCGTATCGCAAAGGAATACCGAAATCCGCAGCTGATTGCGGACATGGGGAATAGTGCCACAAAAGCACTGCTCCTGCTTTCCCTGCCGGCAGAGGAACGGGAAGAATTTGTCGGCGAGGCGCACGAGATTGACGGGGAAGAAAAAACGGTTGCCGACATGACCACAAAGGAAATGGAGCGTCTGCTGAAGGAATTAGAAGCGGAACGCGCGGAAAAAGAAAAATTGCAGTCGCAGCTGGATCTGTTCCAGACGGAAAAGGATAACGCTGTGGATGCCGCCTATAAGGAGACAGAGGATAAGCTGGAAGCACTGCTCAGCCAGAAGGAGGCGGCGGAAACAGCGCAGAAGGAAGCGGAGGAAAAGATTGCCGCTATGGAGACAGAAATGGACGAGCTGCGGATGCAGGCAGAGCAGACCGCCCTTCCGGATGAATCCGAACTGGAGAGAATCCGCAGGGAAGCGGAGAACACCGCCAATCAGAAGGCAGAAGAAGCCATGCAGAAGAAACTGGATAAAGCCAAGAAGGATGCAGAGAAAGCGAAAAAAGAGGCAAAGGAGGCACAGGCAGCCATTGAAGCGCATGAAGCCGCACAGAAGGAAGCGGAAGAAGCGATGCTGAAAGCTAAGGAGGAGCTGGCACAGGTAAAGGCAGATACAGAAAAGAAGCTGAAAGCGGCAGGCTCCTCCGGCATTACGGTTTTCAAGGTGCATTTTGAGGCGGTGCAGGGGGAAATCAACAAAATGCTGACCTGCATTGATGGTGTAGAGGAATCAGAGGGCAAGGAAGAAGCGGATAAGCTGAGAAAGGCTCTGAAATCGCTTTGCCAGAGCGTACAGGACAATTTGTAAGGAGTGAGCGGTATGACGGATAGAAGGAATAAAGGAAAGTATGAGGTCTGTCAGGACTGCGGCGCACATTTAGACCATGGGGAACAGTGCGACTGCGCATCCTCTTATGAGGAAGAAGCAGAATCAGTATATAAGGAAGAAACACGATAACACATAAAAAAAGCCCGCCTGTTGACGCAGGCGGGAAGGTCTTGGGAGACCGTACATATCTATATCTAATATAACACAGAATCCTTGATTTATCAAGGGTTTTACGGTATTCCCGAGACTGTTTTTTCAAGAGACGGCGGTCTCTTTAGACTGTCCATAAAGCAATTAACTTAATGGACACGCTCTTATTTATAAGAAGGAGGAACGGGAATGCCAAAATACAGGAAGAAGATTCGGTCGGGGGATGTATACGAGGTGGAGGAATTTTACTCCCCTCGGACGATAGGAAAAAAATACGAAAGAGGTAGGAGCGAAAATCTGACATCCGAGGAACAGGCAAAAAGAAATCTGCAAATCGCCAGAAAGAAATTGACACGCATTATCAATGCAAATTTCAGCGGAGACGATTACTTTGTTTTATTGACCTATGCGGCAGAGGTAACGATGGAACAGGCGAAAAAGGAATTCAGCAATTTCAGAGACAGGCTGAACCGATACCGAAACAAAAATGGCTTTTCCAAGTTGAAATATATTGCGGTGGTTGAAAGTCAAGGTAAAAAGAATCGTGTGCATCATCATGTTGTGATGAATGGATTTGAAGGGCTGAGTATGAAGGAGGCGGCAGAGATTTTAGAAAATGTCTGGGGTAAAGGTACTGTTCTGATAAAAAAGCTCTACAAGAACCAGAAGGACAACCGCCTTGCAAGCTACATATCCAAGGAGAACATCAGAAAGGGCGCAAAGCGTTGGAGCACCAGCAGAAATCTGAAAAAGCCGGAAGTGAAGCTGGAGGTTATCAAGGAAACTAAAAGAAAGGTTTCTCTGAGACCGCCGAAGGGATTTGATGTGATTGTGCAGACCGAGGACTATTTTGCAGAAATCGGTTGGGTGCGATATATGAAGGCTGTCCGTCGGGGCGGCATGGACTACGGAGAATATGAGGGAGGAGCGGAAACAGATGCAGGGAGCAAGAAAAGGCAGTCATAACTATTCCATTTTGCAGGGAAAAAGTAAACGCTGCTATTTTACAGACACGGAAACGGGTCCGTTGGAGCGGCACCATATTTATTTCGGCGCAGGAATGCGGCAGATATCGGATAAACACGGATTCTGGGTATGGCTCAAGCCGGAGTGGCACAGAGGAACGTCGGGTGTCCATGGAAGGGATGGGCATAAGATTGATTTGCGGCTGAAACAGGATTGTCAGAGAAAGTTTGAGGAAACCCATACAAGAGCAGAGTTTATGGCGATTATCGGACGGAATTATTTGTCGGACGAAGCAGAACAGAAAAAAACGCAGATGCCTGCGGATACGGGTGGGTTCTATTTGCTGTAGGAGGTGTGAGCATGGGCAAAGGAATTACATATAGCACAAGCGGAAGAGACTGTCCATGTTGCGGATGCCAAGAGAGGGCTGTCGGTTGCCATGGGACGTGCGAAAGATACAAAGCATGGGACGGGAAGCGGCAAGCGGAGAAGCTGGAGAGATTCAGAAGGACAAGCATACTGCACGAAGCGGATAAGCGAAAGAGCGCAGCGGTAAGCCATTACAAGAGAAGGGGGCAACAGATATGAACAAAGTGATTTTGATGGGGCGGTTGGTGAGAAGTCCGGAGGTGCGGTATTCCCAGGGAATGGAACCGATAGCAGTAGCAAGGTATACTCTTGCAGTCAATCGTAGATTCAAACGCAAGGATGAGCCAGAAGCGGATTTTATTCCATGCGTGGCATTTGGAAAAGTCGGAGAGTTTGCGGAAAAATATTTCAAGAAGGGGCAGATGGTTTCCATTGTCGGACGGTTGCAGGTGCGCAGTTGGGAGGATAACGAAGGGAAGAAACGCTGGAGTACGGATGTGATTGTGGAGGAGCAGTATTTCGCGGAAAGTAAGAAGGAGAACGGGGAAAGTAAGCCTGCGGAACAGAGCAGATCCGCAGCGGCACAGAATAAGCCTGCAAAGCAAATGGGATTGGCGGAACAGGAAGGATTCTATCCCATTGATGAGACAATCGAAGATGATGATTTGCCATTCTGAGGGAGGTGATAGATTGAAGGACAGAGATTTAAAGCTTGACGGATACAATATCTCCGGCAACCGCTACAGAGAATTAAAATATTTCTGCCGTCAATACAGAGAAAAGCAATCGCTCCTGCGGTCGATTACGGAAGTCGGTTCACCTCCGCTCAGCGGTGGTGGTAGCGGCAAGCTTTCGGATAAGACCGCCAGCACAGCAATCAGAAGGACGGAGCTGCAGCGGGACTTAGAGATGATTGAGCAGACGGCGATTGAAGCGGACGCGGAGATCTATACATACATCCTCAGTAATGTAGCGGATGGAGTGCCGTGGGAGTATCTGGGTGTGCCGTATAGCAGGGCAACCTTCTACAGGAGAGTAAGAAAGTTTTTTTGGCTGTTGGATAAAAAGAAATAAAAAAATTTGAGACAAAAGGGACGTACTTTTGTGTTATAGTAATACCATGGAGAAAAAAAGAGAAGGACCGCATCAGCGGTCCTTCTCGGTGTCGGCAGCGCAGAGGGTGTCAAGAGATACTTCGAGGGCATCAGCCAGAAGTATTGCGGTTGAAACCTTACAGTCGCCGCGTTTTTCAATATCTTCGATTGTGCGGACGGGGACATTGCTTAATCGACTGAGAGCAGGAACAGAAAGTCCCTTCTCAAGTCTGATGGCTCTTAGTTTCATCAAGAAGCCTCCTTACTTTCTCTTGAGAACTGTTACAAATGCAGCAATAGAAATAAGCAGTGCAATGATGCTAATGATTGTAGATAACGGTTGCATAATATTTCGACATGGAGTAAGATATGGGTAAGGTAAGGGGCTTTTGCCCCAAACCCTATTTCTTTGTAGCCAGTCTATACAGGATAACCGCTGTCGCAAGGTTGATTATCGCTGTGATTAGATTGGCTATTGTATTTATACGCTCCATGTCGTTCACCTCCTTTCTATGATATTATTATACCACGTTATAACGTGGTTGTCAATAGAAACATGAAAATAAATCCAAAGAAATCCTGATAGCTACGATGCTTATCGGGATTTTTTATTTGCGGAAGGATGATGCGGATGACGGGAGAACAGCTTTTGAAATTACAGGAGAAGATTTCTGCCGACAACGTAGATTCCTTCTATCACTGGAAGGACTGGGAGCAGTTGCGGGCGGAGGTTCTTCGGATGGACAACCATGAATGTCAGATATGCAAGCGAAAGGGCAGGTATCGCAGGGCGGACATTGTGCATCATGTCAAGCATTTGAAGGACAGACCCGACCTTGCGTTATCTATCTGGGATGGAGAGGAGCGGCAGCTTGTCAGTGTATGCAGGCGGTGCCATGAGGACTTACATCCGGAGCGGACGGTACGATACCGATACGGAAAGACTGTGAAGCCAATTACTGAGGAGAGGTGGGATTGATTTGAAAAATATGATACCCCCCCTCGAAAAAAACGGGTTTTTGGCATTTTGGCTCGGTCGGGTTGTACTTGCGACAATTCAGAAAAATTGAAAATACGCGCATGAGGGTGTGGTAGATGGCGAAAAAGAGGTGAAAAAGGATGGCAGGAAAGAAGGATTATAAAAAAACAAAACAATATAAGGCACTGAAAAAAGAGCTTGAGGATGATCTGGAAAGCAGGGGTCTGATTTCGGAGCCATACAGGGATAAAGTGGATGAATATATGCGCCTTTGGTGCTGGTTACAGATGCTGAATGATGATATTTCGGAGCGTGGTGTATTCATTGAATACCAGAACGGCGAGAACCAGAAGGGCACCACGGATAACAAATCTCTGACCATTGCAACGAGAGTTTCCAGTCAGATGCTTTCCATCTGGACGGCACTCGGATTTAAAGATCAGGCTGTTAAGGCGAAGGCTGCGGCAGGCGGTGAGGATGATGAGCTGTGAGTTAAATCCTCATATTTTGGAATACATTGAGCTTGTCGAAAACGGCATTGCCTGCGAGGAGCAGAAAGCACTTGCCGCCCATGTGCGAAAATGCTTTGAGACAGAGGAAATTTATGTGGATACAGAGCAGCTGGAGAAATATTTGGGCTTGGCGAAGTATTTCAGTTTTGAAAAGCTGTTCCCGTGGGAGGAGTTTTTGATAGCATTATGGGACTGTACCTATTGGAAATCCAACAACCGCCCCAGATGGAAGATTGTGTTTGCCATGGTGGGGCGTGGCGCAGGGAAGGATGGCTTTATTGCCTTTGACGGTGCGTGCAGCATCAGCCCATACAATCCTGTGAAGTATTACGACGTGGATGTCTGTGCCAACAATGAGGACCAAGCGAAGCGACCGCAGTTGGACTTGGTGGATGTTCTGAAGAACCCGAAATGGGAAAAGAAGCTGAGCAGACACTATTATCACACCAAAGAGGTCATTCAGGGGCGGAAAAACAAGGGTGTCATGAAAGGGCATACCAACAACCCCAAGGGGCGAGACGGTTTGCGCAGCGGCAAGGTTATCTTCAACGAGGTGCATCAGTATGAAAACTATGACAACATCAAGGTTTTTACCACAGGGCAGGGCAAGGTGGCACAGCCAAGGCGTGGCTATTTTACCTCAAACGGCGATATTTCCGACGGTCCTTTGGATGATTATTTAGCGAGAGGTCGCAGGATTCTTTTTGAGGGTGAGGAGGACAACGGTTTCCTGCCCTTCATCTGCTGTCTGAATGATAAGGCACAGGTGCATCATCCGGAAAACTGGCAGATGGCAAACCCGTCCCTGCCGTATCTTCCAGAGCTCTATGCAGAGGTGGAGGATGAATACAGGGAGTGGCTGGAGCATCCGGAGCAGAACGGGGATTTCATGACAAAGCGAATGGGTATCCGTTCCGGTGCGAAGGAGATTGCAGTTACGGAATATGAAAACGTAGCGGCAACAAATAAGCCTTTGCCTGATATGACGGGGTGGAGCTGTGTTGCAGGCGTGGACTATGCGGAGCTGGACGACTGGGCGGCGGTGGATTTGCATTTCCGTAGAGGTGCGGACAGGTTCGACATCAATCACGCATGGATTTGTGCAAGGTCGAAAACACTGCACCGTGTGAAAGCACCTTGGAAGGAATGGGCAGAGCGCGGAGAGGTTACGGTTGTGGACGATGTCGGGATTCATCCGGATTTACTGGCGAATTACATCTGGGACAGTATGCGGAGGTACAATGTCAAAATGCTTGCGCTCGACCATCACCGCTATGCGCTGGTTGCGGAAAGCCTGCGGAAGATTGGCTTCAGCGATGAGCAGAAAAATATCAAGCTGGTGCGCCCGTCCGACATCATGCAGATTGAGCCTGTGATTCAGGAGTGCTTTAACAGACAATATCTGCATTGGGGCAATGTTCCCCATCTGCGGTGGGGCGTGAACAACACAAAGCGGGTAAAATCCGGCACAAAGATAAAATCGGGCATAGATACGGGCAACTTTATCTATGCGAAAATCGAGGCAAAAAGCCGCAAGAATGATGCCTTCATGGCATTTGTAGCGGCAATGACAATAGAATCCGTTCTTGGCGATGGCGCACCTGTACAAATTCCGACAATGGGTGCTTTTGTATTTTAAAGGGGGTGAGAAAATGGGAATCAGTATCAAACGATGGATATTATCTAAACTGGGGCTTGGCGGCACGGCAGAGATTTCCTCTCTGGAATTACAGCAGGCGTTGGAGGAATACCGTATTCGTGAGCTGGCATTTCATACCTGTGTGGCGATGATTGCAAATGCAGTCGGCAAATGCACATTCAAGACCTACAGAAAGCATGAGGAAAACAGGGGCGAGGAGTATTACCTCTGGAATGTAGAGCCGAACCCCAACCAGAACAGTACTGCCTTTTTGCACAAGCTGATTTATCAGCTCTACAAGGAGAATGAAGTGCTGATTATCAGCGGCGGAAAAACAGGAGGACGGGAATATCTGGCGGTTGCGGACAGCTTTACAAGGGCTGCAGAGCATCCATGGAAGGAAAACGAATATCAGGGCGTAGTTGTCGGCGAGGCAAGCTATCAAAAGACATTTCCGGAAAGCGAAGTGCTGCATCTCAGATTGAATCACAAGGACATCAGACCCGTACTGGATGGGCTGTATCAGTCATACATAAGACTGGTGCAGGCGGCAATGAAGAATTACGAATGGGGCAGCGGCAGACACCTGAAGGTACACGTCAGCCAGATTGCAAATGCAGGGAATATCGGTGACGGCAAGGACGGCAAGAAGGGGTGGAACGAAGTCTTTGGCGAGATGCTGAGCAATCAGGTAAAGCCGTTTCTGACATCCGAAAACGGGGTTTTGCCGGAATTTGACGGGTACAAATACGAGGATGTCGGCGGAAATCCGGATACACAGCGTTCCACAAGGGATATTCGCGCTTTGGTGGATGATATTTTTGACTTCACGGCAAGAGGATTTCTGATTCCGCCTGTGCTGATTTTCGGCGATGTGGCGGATTCCAAGGATGCTATGACAAGGTGGCTGACTACCTGCATTGACCCTCTTTGCGATCAGCTTTCGGAGGAAATCAACCGAAAACGGTACGGCTTTTCGGAATGGAAGGAAGGCACCTATTTGCAGATTGATACATCCGCAATTTTGCATTTTGATTTGTTCGGCAATGCGGCAAATATCGAGAAGCTGATAGGTTCTGCGGCGTTCTGTGTGAATGACGTACTGGATGCGGCAGGAATGCCGAAAATCAATGAGCCTTGGGCAAATCAGCATTTTGTTACCAAAAACTTTGAAACTCTGGACGGTGCGATGCACCGCGTTGATGGGAAGGGAGGTGAATAAGCATGAAGGAAAGGAAAAATATGTGGGAAATCAAACAGGCGGCACAGCAAAGCGGTGTACTGGAAATCTATATTTACGGAGATGTGGAAAGTGACGGCTACGATTGGTGGACGGATGAAGTGATTCGCAGTGAAACCAGTGCAAACACCTTCCGCGAGGAGCTGGCGAAATACGCAGATATTGCGGAAATCAAGCTTTATATCAACAGTTACGGCGGCTCTGTATTTGAGGGTACTGCCATCTATAACCAGCTGAAGCGGCACCCTGCGAAGAAAACCGTCTATATCGACGGCTTTGCCTGCTCCATTGCCTCCGTGATTGCCATGGCAGGGGATGAAATCATTATGCCACGAAATGCGCTGATGATGATTCATAATATGTGGATGTTCTCCTATGGCAATGCCGCAGAGCTGCGGAAGGCGGCGGATGATTTGGATATCATCAACAATGCCGGAAAGCAGGCATATTTGCAGAAGGCGGGCGAGAAGGTCACAGAAGAACTGTTATCCCGTATGATGGATGACGAAACATGGCTGACCGCAGAGGACTGCATCAGATACGGTCTGGCGGACAGATTTGCGGAGGAGGATGCAGATCCTGCCAAGGTTGCAGGCGTGATGCAGAAGGCAAATCTGAATGTACAGCAGAGGATTGAAATGCAGAAAAGCCTTGTGGCACAGCTGCGTCAGCTGACAGAGCCGTGTACCGGAGAAGGAGAGCGTGATCCAAAATCAGAACCAAAACAGAAGGAAGAGCCGAACAGTATCATGGCGATGCTGAACGGCTTTTTTGATGCAGAAAAATAAAGGAGTGATAGAAAATGAAACACAATGATGCAAAAACAAGAGAAGAAATCAGACAGGCAATGCAGACAGCGTTGCAGCAGGATGACAAGGAGGGCTTTGCCGCCGCCATGAATGACATGATGGCGTGCATCGGCGAGGACATTAAGCAGGACTATGAGGACAAAATCGAACAGCTCAGACAGGAGAATGACAGCAGGGCGCTGACCTCCCGTGGCGTGCGTCAGCTGACCTCTCAGGAAAAGCAGTATTACCAGAAGCTGGGCGAAGCAAAGCGGGAAGATTGTAGTAAAAAATCAACGGTGCTGAAAGCCCACAAATACAGCACTTTTGGAAAGATACTATCAATCAGAAAAACGCAGGACGTAGGCATAAGCCGCCCTATCTGCTGCTAAACCTCAAAATTGATAAGAACAAAAAAGAGATAGGACAAGCTGCTTCTACTTATAATTTAATATTGACCCGCATATAGCGGCGTTTCTCACTCCTACACAGGAGAACAGGAACGCCGCTATTTTTATGCCCTCATGTTACGCAGTAAGGGGCAAAAAAGCCTTGATTTATGCGGCTCTTAGAGCGTGGAAATGAGAAAGACAAGGGTTGATACCTTTTCCCTCAAAACCGCGTTTCTACTGCGTAACAAATTCAACCAAAGGAGTGATGAAGCTATGGCAGTTTTCCGAGTGGAAAAGAACAAAGGTTATACGGTTATGAGCAACCACCATTTACGCAACAAGGAACTTTCCCTAAAGGCAAAGGGCTTGTTATCGCAAATGCTCTCACTTCCCGAAGATTGGGACTACACTCTTGCAGGGCTGTCCCTTATCAACCGGGAAAGTATCGACGCTATCCGCACCGCTGTATGGGAGCTTGAAAAA